TCAAGTATATTATAATCACCCTTTAATGCCCTATTAAAATCGGCAGCTATTTTTGCCTTTGCCTGTTCCCTATTCATTACCTATAAATGTCCAGAATCTACGAAAGTAACTGAAACAAAAAACCCCATCCGTTAGGACAGGGAAATAGTCAGACACCTGCTGAACCTATTTTTTGTAATCTCTCTCGGCTTTTATATAGGAAAGAGTGTTTAGGTATTCTATAATGGGTAGTTCAAATCCTTCGTTATATTTAATAGAGTGGAAGTCGGCAACAATCTTGGTGCAATACTGCCATCCAAAATATTCAATAAATTTTGAACCTCCTGTTCTGCTTCCGAATGGCTCATTTTCGCTTCCATCATCTTGGCTATCAAAAAGTCCTTTGAAACTTCCATCCAATTTCTGTAGACTTGATAAAAAAAAACAACCGAATTATAAACATCAATTAATCTTGCTTCAAGCATATCCTCTGCGTACTCTTCGTGCCTACTTGCATCATATTTATCAAGCTTCCATCCAAAGATTGTAAGCTTCATTGGTCTTACCATTGACGCTGCCAATTTGTGCAAATTAGTAACGAAATCTTGACTAAATACTTTTGATTCAATATATCTTCCTGATACTAACTTCCTGACATCATAAACGCATTTATATCTTTTGCCGTTTACTTTTATGTACTTTACAGGTTGTCCCCCGATATTTTCGTTTAAAAATCCTAATTTAGCCTTTTCTTTGGCATATTGCTCAACAGATAGAGAATCCACTTGATTATCTGTCCATCCATTAATTATGGCTATTAAACGAGTATTCTGGTCTGTTACATCCTCTATCTTTAAAGCAGGAAATAACTGTTGATATTGAAAAACATTTAGCTTATCCCAAGACATTTGTTTCGGTTTGGTCTGTGATGTTAATTTGTAATTGCTTACCCATTGCGTTAAACAATTTGTTAACTACTGAAAGCCTTGCATTTGCACCACCTTCAATTCGGTTGATAGTTACAAAACTAACTTTACTTTTGTCCTGCAACTGCTTCTGTGTAAGATTAGCTGCCTTGCGTGTCTGCTTGAGAATTGTTCCGATTTCCATTTGTGTTTGGTATTTGATTAAGTTCTTTGTTTATTTCTGTAATTCGTTCCTCTAAATAATCTGCGAGTTGCTCTCCATTCAAAGCAGTTTTTCCTCTTAATGCTTCAATAGTAAAGTTCATCCAAGATTTGTAGCATCCTAATAGAAATGCATTTTTAGTATTAATATCCATAGTTGTAGTTTTAGCAAAGATAAATTAAAATTTACAAATAGTACGGAAATTATTGTTTTCTTTTTCTATCTTGGTAACCTTATGTTTAATCCCTTTTTGATGTAGGATTTCAGTTACCATTAGGATATCATCTTCTGTATGCAGGATAGTTTCAGAAGGTAGCCGTGTGTACATAATGATAGGGTCTCTGAAAGGACTGACTATCCCAACATACATTTTGGTTGGCTTACTTACTAACTTGATCTTTCCGTCTCTATCTCTTTGCTGAACAAGAACTGATTTTTCTGTTTGAATTGCGTAGGTCATTTTATTTTATTTTAATTGTCCATTGATTTGCCATTGCATCTGCTATGCCTAGAAATGTTTTACTTCTCTTTTTACCACCTTCCTTACCCCAAGATTTATAATACCACATTGCTTGTCTTTTAACTTTACCGGTTTTTAAATCTATCCATTCTTTAAAATCTCCCTTTTCAGAGAATGTTTTATTGTTAAATAAATCATCTGATTTAGAATGAATTAATTTAGGTAAGTTCTTTAACCATAAACAAGTTGATTTTGTAAATGGGTCGCCAAAGTAATAAGGATGAATAATTTGGTCAGGCTTTCTATAAATCTTGCTCATTATTCCGATTGGATTTTCTATTGCTATTTTTTCTATTGGTGCGTTAACCATAGCCATAAAAAAATCTATACCTTCTTGTTGCCTACCATCTTTCTTCTTTTGTTCAAAATGCCTGGCTCCACTAACTGCCAAATGAGTGCAAGGAGGAAAAGCTATCATCATATCCCAACCTTCATTGATGATTTTTAGAACATCATCTTTTATATGCCATTCGGGATGACCTCCAGAGCATTCTTGTATATCGCAAGAATATGCCTCGTGTCCTCTTTCCCTTAACCTTATGCATACTGCTTGGCTTTCTTCACAAGCTAATAGAATCTTCATCTTATTCTGGTTTTATCTTGATTCTCTCCTTTATCATTAAACTTAACATATTCATAGAGGCTTAAGATTTTATCAAAGTCGGATGCATCATACCACATACCATCGTGCATAAACATTTTGGATTCTCCTCTTATCTTCCAATATGCGTTCTTACGTTCTGCATTGCGATTAATATACTCGCTAATTTTGTTTGTAGTTTTCATTGTTTATTTTTTTTCGTTAAATTGTTCTTTAACTATTTTTATTAAATCTTTTAAACATTCTAATTGAGCATCTTCTAAAGTATAAAATAAATCGTGTATATTATTTATACTAAAACTATATTTATTCATATTAGATATTAAATAATCATAATATAATGGTAGTTTAATACCTTTAAATTGGTAATCAAATCTTGGGAATAAACCAAATTCTGTAATAAACCATTTAAATACTTGATGATACATTGGTGCTACACATTCATTTTCTTTCATAACAATTTGTGTATAAAAAACAACATCACAATATCTAATCTCTAATAATCCTAACAAATTTTTTTCTTTATTATACCAAGCAAAACAAGGCACTTCGTATTTAAGTTTTTTTAATTCCAACGCTTGTTCATAGGGTATAAATTCCTTACTTAATTGTCTGTATTGATTATTCATATATCTTAGTTGAATAGATTGTCTGCAAAGCAGATTAAAATTGATAAAATAACTATTCCGATACATACTTGTTTCATTGTTAGATTTTCAATGTACTTTTCCATATTAAATTGATTTAATTGAATAACCTAATGATTCATAAAATGCTAATTTTCTTTTTAGCCACTCTGTATTAAATTCAGAAATAGGACATAAAATAGTAACCCAATCAGATGTTTTACCTTCTTTGTAGATTTGAAATGCTTTTTTCATTTTGTTTAGTTTTATTGGTTTTGTTTATACAAAGATAAACCTTTCTTTAATACAAAAATCAATTTCCTAAACTTTTTTTTAAAATATTTTTTTGCTAAACAATTTAGCTAAAGGAATGAATACCTACCAGAGCCTGTATTCTGTGTAAGATTCTGATAAGCAAGTGCCAAAGCCATTACGCAATCATCGTGGAACCCTGAAGGTGCAGAGTATTTAACTCCTGTGGCTGAATATTGGTACTCAAAGACCTCTAATTCCCTTACGATTTGTCCATCTGGATAGCCAATCTTTCTGCCTTGTATAGCCGTCTGTAAGCCTACCATCAATTGTTGCTTACTAACTGAAGTGAACTTTAAACCCATAATATGTCTGCCTTCTCTTTGCAGGTCCTCAACAATAGGATCCCCAACCCCTGTGGAATCAATTAACATAGGCTTTTTAGGCAGTTGTAAGATAGCCTGTTTAGTAGAGTTCCAATCCATCTGAAACCTGTCAAAATAAGCCACATTGCCTCCTGCATCCAATCCTATGATAGCCGTGAAGTCTGTTGACTTGGCAAGGTCAATACCAAAACAAACAATATCCCTTGTTGATAATTGTGTTATGCAGTTTCTGATATGTGATGAACCAAACGGATTAGCTGCGTTCTCCATAGGGTTAGCCATATATTCCTGCTCGAATACCGGTTCAGGTAGTTGCGTTCTTGCTTCATCTATTTCGTTCTTGTCAATATATGGATTATCGTATGTACTGAACTTGAATGATTCCCAACCCTGTTCATCTTTCATAAATAGGCTATAAAAATAATTCTTACCTCGTGGAGTAGATAGGAATAATGCCCTTCCTTTAAAATCCGTTAATGTCGGTCTGATTGAATTTAGCCATCCATCTTCAAGGTTAGCAATATAAGAAGCCTCATCTATTATAGCTATGTGAAACTTTAAACCTCTGAAATTATCCAATCTTTCGCCTGTAAAGAATCTAATCTTACCGCCTGTGATAAATTCAATAGTTAAATCTGATTTGTTAGCATTTATTGCTTCGCTTGGCAATCTCTTTAAAATATCCTCAAAGAATACTTTGGATAGTTGGTATGTAGGAGTAACATAAGCCACTAATTTGCCATCCAATGCGTTCTTAATAGCAATGGTTTGACTAATAAGTGATTTACCCCATCTTCTCCCTGCCATCATAACAATAAATCTTGCTTTAGAATCTAAAACAAGTTTCTGATTTTTATGTGGCTTCTGAATCGTTAGAACTATCTCCTTCGTATCTGACAATAATTTCTGTTTTTACTTTGTCGTTATTCTCATTCTTTGTACCATCACTCCATTTGCTTCTGAATCTGTTAATCATATTCAATCTCCATATCCTATCATTAAAGAATGGTATCTCATTTGTCATTCCTTTTCTGCCCATTTTCTCCCACCAAATCATTGATTTTTGTATTCCTATATTCTTGGACTCGGAAAATTTTTTATGCACTTTCACCCATTCAAACAAAGTATCCTCTGCGACCTCTATAATTCCACCAAATGATTCAAAAGAATAACCTTCCGACATGTGATCTATCAGCATCTCGCAGTATTCCTCTTTATACTTTGTAGGTCTACCTACCTTGCCCTCTGTAGTTTCGTTCTGTTCTATCATTTTTATTGTATGATTTTTTTGCTTTACCTTTTTTTCTTTTACCGAAACTTAACTTTCTGCTATCAGATACCTTTGCCATTTAAAATAATTTAGTTTGCATTTTAAATTCATTAAATCTTTTATTCTGTGCATCAAAGTAATCTTTGTCTAATTCATAACCTATAAAATCAAATCCCATATCATAAGCAGCTATTCTTGAACTACCAGAACCTAAATGAGTATCAATTATTTTATCACCTGATTTTGCATAATTTTCTAATAACCATTTATATAATATAATTGGTTTATGTGTTTTGTGTATTCTTTTTTCATGCAATTTTGTATTACCTTCAAATATATGACCTTCTTTAAATGATTGTTTACCTTGAAGCATCCCAGACCACATATATCTAAATTGTCTTACAGATTTTTTAAATGAAGTCCATGCAAGTTCGCAATCTGCAAAATCATTATCACCATTACATTTATCCCATACAATCCAAGATGAACTATTTGCATTAGGTATATTTTCAATAAAATGATTAGCACCCCATATTATTTGATTTTTTGAAATTCTAATTAATTCTATAAAATATTCTTTTGATGGAAAAACCAAATCCCAATCATCAATTTTATAATTTGTTTTTATGGTTGTTTTTAAACCTGTTCGTTTATCTTTATAAACAAAAATACCATTTCTATTTTTATTACTTTCGCCAATCCCATATGGAGGGTCAACAATAGCCAATTCAAAATATTTATCAGAATATTTTTTTATACCTTCTAAACAATCCATATTATATGTTTCACTTATTGGCATTCTTATAATTTATATAATCATCATATTGTTTTTGACCTTCTTCATCTGTTAAACCAAGTAAAGTTTCATTATTTTTTAAAACAGGATTATATGCTATTAAATTATCGTATTTCCTTATTCTAAAATATAATATTTCATCATAATGACATACTATTGATTCATTGGTTTGATTATTTTTTACAATGTAGCAGTTTTTTATATTTTCTATCATATTAGTTTATATATTTTTGAATAATTTGTTGGTGCAGTAACTCTGCGGTAAATATGATATCCTTTCTCCGCAAAAAATGCATCCCATTCTTCTTGCTCTTTGATATTTATATGTCCCCAAGATTCATCCCATTCTGGTATTCTTTGACTTGTTGAACTAAATAAAATATAGTTAGGTTTAATCTTTTTGAATAGTGCATTTAATTCTTTATCTGTCATATGTTCTGCAACTTCAATAAAAGCCATTATATCAGTAGTGATTGGCTTGTCTATTATTTTCAAATGTGGCGCTTTTTGACTTATGTATTCTTTATGTGCATCAAATTTCTCCCATATTACAACATCAAATCCTGCTTGATGAAAAGCATCGGCATAAACTCCTGTACCTGCTCCATAGTCCAAAATAGATTTACCTAATCCTAATATCTGTTGAGCCGTGTTGTAAGCCAATGATTTAAACATAGGGTTATCAAAACTGATTCCCATATCTAATTCTGCTTT